CAATCTTATGCTTTACGACAACGAAGGAAAGGTTATTGTTGATCCCACGCCTGAACAGATAGCATTTCTGAACGCATGCGAAGTAGGAGAGTTCGGGGGAACAGACCTGAGCCAGTACACAAATATCCTCGACAATTTTACAAAGCATATCTCACAGGTCACGCAAACGCCGATCTACGGCGTGACGGCGGATGGGAATTTGAGCGGCGAGGCATTGAAGCAGCTTGAAATCGGTCTTATCGGTAAAATAAGACGTTATCAGAACGAGAATACCGCTGCTGTGCGCCAACTTATTCAACTTGCCAATGACATTCAGCAAAAGTATGATACTGGATATGGACAACCTCCGAAACTGGAAGGCATCTCGGTCAACTGGACAAATCCTGAAATAACGGACGTTCCTGCTGCGGTAGCAAGTATTATTTCTGTTCGAGAAAAATGTCCGGGACTTTTTGATGACGAATTTTATCGCCAGAAACTTGGCGCCCTGTGGGGCATGACTCAATCGCAGATCACCGCGGAGGGTGACAAGGCGACCAACACCCAGGAGCAGGAATTCGGAAACATCACCGGCGCAGCGGGCGGGGTCCCGGTGGTATAATGGACGAAGCAAAAGAGAAAATCCAAAAGTATTTCGATATCTGGACGGAGCAACTCGGATTACGTTGGTGGGATATTACAGTCCATTATTATCGAAATCCATCAGAAATCCTTGATAATTTCATATCCAATGTAGATTCAAATACATTGGTTCCTGCCTTTGTAAATACATATTGGCAATACGGATCGGCCGCTATCTATATAAATTTGCCTGAATTTGTCGGGATGGAGGAAGAACATATTGAAAAGATTGTTGTCCATGAACTATGTCATGTCTTGATAAACGAAATGCGGGAAGGTAAATTGCACCACGAAGAACGAGTAGCGACGATCTTGCAGAAAGCATTCATGTGGGTTCGGGAATATGCGAGGGATGAAGGAATGGAGGCGGTGAAATGACTGACGAAAAAAAACACAACAGAGAGCCGATAAATCCTATCGATCACGAGTGGGTTAAAAGACTTTCGGATTTATGCTCCTACGCTGGTGTAGATATCTCAAATGCAATTTCAGTGAATATAAAATCATCATTAAATTCATACGTTGAAATTGATGTGGAATATCTTGGAACAGCGGAGATAAAACAAGATGACTGACGCCCCCACTATCTCAGACTACATCAATTCAGCCCTGGACTCCGGCTACAATCGCATCATGAACCCCGTCAACAAGCAGATCGACAATCTGACACGCGCCCAGGGGAGCCAGTTACAGCGTGCACTCAAATCCCTGGATGAGGAAGCGGCCCGGCTGGATGCTGACGGAAAGAAGATGAGCATTGACAATCCTGTGCTGAAAGAGACACTGCGCGTTATCGAGCAGACGTTTGCAACTGTGGCGTCACTCATCCAGGCGAACGATAATCAGATTGAGGCAACCGGATCGGTGATCGCAGTTCCTTCGGTTACAGCGAAGGTATTTCTACCACTGGCTGGCGAAATGATAAAGCAGGGCGTTGATCCTGTGTCGAGTAAGGCGCTTGGTTTTTATCGAGAGCAGATCAAGAAGAGAGGGATAAAATGGCAGACGTAAAATTACATCTTGGCGACTGCCTGGACTTTATGCGCACGATGCCTGACAAGAGTGTGGATGCCGTGATAACTGACCCGCCGTATGGGATCGGGGAAGATGGCGGGGCCTGCAGAACTCGCGGAAAGCCAGGATACTCAAAACACGAAAAAAAGAATTGGGATTCATTGCGCCCAGATAAAATATATTTCGATGAAATAATAAGAATATCAAAACATCAAATAATATGGGGGGGAAATTATTTTGCAGATTTGTTGCCTCCAAAAATGGGTTGGCTTTATTGGCAGAAGCTAATGGGCGGCGATTTCTCAGATGGAGAGCTTGCATGGACGTCTTTTGATAAGGCCCTTAAAGAATATACGAAGTGTCCGAAGGGGATAGATAAAGAACATCCAACTCAAAAACCAATCGAGCTAATGAAATGGTGCTTAGAAATTGCTACATCCGACACAATCTTCGACCCATTCATGGGTTCCGGAACAACCGGCGTAGCCTGCGTACAGACAGGGCGCAATTTCATCGGCTGTGAGATCGACCCTGGTTACTTTGCAATCGCCGAAAAGCGTATCAAAGACGCCCAGCAGCAAATCAGGATGGAGATATGACCAACTTCCCACCTCCTGAACTCACACAAGAAACCGTCAAAGCAGCGACGTCGTTTGCAGACTCGCCCTCCTGGGTCACCAAACTCGCCAAGTGGGGCGAAGGATTTGCATCACTCATCCGGGATGTCATTCTGGGCGAGATCTGCAAAGGCTCCGGGCCGATTGCGATTGCGGCCAAGATCAGACAATATGCCGAGGCCATGCCGCAACACGCCGCAGAGACGTTGATGAGGACGTTGCAGATCAAATCATATCAGGCTGCGGCCAGAGAAACCGAGAAAGTGAACGGACGATTTATCACCGGGCGGATCCGGATTGCGACGCTTGATGAACGGACTTGCCTTACGTGCGTAAGCCTCCACGGTTCGAAATTAGAACTTGATGAGGACATATCCGACCATTTTCGTGGACGTTGCACAGATTACCTCCAAGTTTTAGGTGGCCCGGAATATCCTGAAATGATGCAAGCGGATAGCACGCCTGGCAATCGCAAATTCGTTCCGTTTCAGACTGGCGAAGAATGGTTCAAGTCCCTATCTCCCGAGCGCCAACAGCGGCAGGCGTCGTTTCTATCCACCCCGGCGAAATACAAAGCATATCTTGACGGCCATCCGCTAAGCGAGTTTGTCGGTCATTATCACGATGATGTTTTCGGTGATATGACCATCGAGCAGAGCCTAAAAGGAATGTTTGGAGAGGATGCTGAGCAGTATTATTTGAGGAACCAAAAAGATGAATAGATTTCTATCCTGGCTAAAACACATCTTTCACCTCCAACCTTCTACTGAAAACAAAAAGCAGACGCCATGCGAAACGGTTGACTTCTCCCTGCGCCAGGAAGTCAATCAAAACGATCTTGGCTCAATGGTATTGCTCGTGCGCACACGTAATGATGGCGAAGTTGAACGGGAATGGCTGCCTGTTGTCCAGGAGCAATACGAATTGATGAATGACGAGGCTAATGGAATTATCTACAAATCCGGCCACATCGAATACGTTCATGTTTGGTCAGGTGATTGGGATCAGTCAATGTAAGGAGATGAATTATGAAATGCCCCGAATGCGAAAAATTAGGATTGAAATCTGTGGTTTATGAAGGAACTGCATTTTCAACATGCGTTTACAGCCAACCATATTACGACGAGAACGGAATTTATTATCGGCCTGATAATAATAAGACAACAACTGAATATAAATGCAGTAATGGGCATTCTTTCAAAATAGAACATGGTGTAAAAGATGAAACACATCTGTAAGAACTGCCAGTATTTCAGGGATGAATCATGGTGCAGTAATTCTAAATCTACACACTTCCGTTATCTTGACCCGGAATATCAGCAGTGGGTAAATCCGACGTATTCTTGCGACAAATTCTACGCTGCCGGACTCAAGGCTCCCTGGTGGCTGCGCCTGCTGAATAAGATCATGGGATTTGTTGGAAAATGACGGATCGTGAATTCTGGATCGCCGTTCGTTGTGCTCTATTGGCAATCTGCGCAGCCATCGAGAAGAAATTCCTACGTAATAATACGCATGGTTGACAATCTGTGCTATAATGTAGTATATAATACGTTCTAGATGGAACATTAACGGAACATCTAGGAAAGACGAGCAAACGTTATGAAAGACGGTGGCTTGTGAGAAATTACAGGTCGCCGTCTTTTTTTGTTATCAAACCACCTTCGGGCCGTACCCGTAAAAAACGAAAAAGGAATAATCAAATGTCTGAACCTGAAAAAACCGATGCAATCGAAACCCCCGCCACAGTGGATCAACCGGCCGCGGAGCCGAAAAAGACCGACGAACACATGATCCCGAAATCCCGCTTTGATGAAGTCAATCGAGAAAGAAACGAACTCAGGGCGCAATTGGAAGCCGCAAAACAGGCGGCTAAAGAAGGCGAGGAACAGCGGCTGATTGAGAAAGAGAGCTTCAAGGAACTTTACGAAAAAGCCAAAGTCGAGAATGAAACCCTACGGCCTAAAGCTGCTATGGTAGACGACATGGAAAAGGCTTTACGGAAATCCCTTGATGCACAGTTGGCGGAACTGCCCGAACACGTTCGGAACACGGTCCCGGCCAAATACACCACCCAGGACAAATTGGATTGGTTGGCGGAAAATCGCTCGATCCTGATGAAGCCGAAGGCATTCGATATCGGTGCAGGACGAAACGGCGGGGAAGCGCCGGATGTAATCACGCTTACCCCGGAACAAGCAAAAGTGGCGGATAGACTCGGAATAAAACACGAGGACTACGCCAAAAATCTATAAGGAGATACCATGACAGCCCCCACCTACACTTGGGAGTACGTAACAAATCTGTTCGGGCTCACGCCTCCGAAAGTTTACACTTTTGAGGCGTCCACAAGCCTTGAAACGAAAGTCGGTACCGCTCTGATTCTGACGAGCGGGCAACTCGACGAAGCTACCGCAACGGTCGTATTGTTTGCGGGTTTGGCCGCCGAAGCGACCAGCGCAGCCGCAACCGCCGCCGATCCGATCAAAGTATATTTGATCCGCCCTGGCGATGTTATCAAAGGAACCGCTGACGCCGACGCATCCAGCTATTCCGGATTTTCCGGAAAAACGTTCGACTTCAATTCTGACGGCTCCCTGGATGTGGCTGACACTTCCGGCGGATGCTTGTCTATTTGGAAAACCGAAGACTCTGGCTTGACGGTCTACTGCACCGTGAACGCCGCAAAAATGGCAGTAATGTAAAGGAGATATGACATGCCTACCCCTATGATCCAAAAACAATGGGCAGACTATCTTACCCCTGCCGCCAAAGTCTGGTGGAACCAGACGCTAAATTCGACAGCCTCCCCGCTCATGCAGTTGATGGCTGTACGAAATTCTGCAAAGCCGACTGAATATTCCCAGGGTATCGGCTCATTTGGGCTTGTTCCTGAATACAACAGCGCCAGCGCTGAGGAAAACGGAACCGGTCTTCACTACGACTCGTTTTCACCGCTGTATGAAGCGACTTTCACCCACAAAGAATACGCCGATGGCGTGGAAATCGAGCGCAAGCTGTGGGATGATGGCCGGGAAATGGAAATCAGGGCAAAGATCATGACCCTGGCGATGGCTTTCACGGACACCCGCGCTTATCAAGCTTCTGGCATTCTAAACAACGCTTTTGCCACTGTTACCGGATATGATGCAGTTTATCTCTGCTCTGCGTCTCACCCAACTAACAAAGTTGACTCCACCGCGGTAAGCAACCTTGGCACGACTGCTCTGAGCTATGCGGCTGTGGTTGCGACCCTGGTTGCTGGTCAGAGTTTCAAAAATGACCGGGGACTGCCGCTCCCGTCTCGTTTCGACGTGTTGTACGTCCCAGTGGCCTTGCAGGCTAAAGCATACGAAATCGTCAATGCTATCGGCAAGCCGGGCGGCGCAGACAATGATGCCAACTTCCTTTCGTCTCGACCGCTGAATGTCGTTGTTGATGAATATCTCACCGACGCCAATAACTGGTTCATGGTCGACTCCACGAAAGCGCGCATGCACGCCATTTGGTACAACCACACGCTGCCGGAATTCGAGTTCGACCCGACCGGCTCCTATAACCTGGTTGCCCGCTACCGGGGCTATATGCGCCATTCCTACGGCTGGGATGATTTTAGATGGCTGTTCGGTCACTCTGTTTCCTAAAAGGAGGATAACATGACTACTTTTGGGGATATGGTTTATATGCTCGGAGGTGTTCCGGTTGGCGGATTTGATCCTGTCATGTTGGCCGGCGGAAAATGGTATTTCTGTGACCCGACGCATGGGACCGCTGATGCAGACGGTACGACACCTGAAACGGCCAATAGCTCCCTGCTGACCGTCTATAACAAATGCCGTGACGGATACAATGACGGCGTAATCTTTATCGGAGGGGCTACTGCCTGGAACCCTACGGCTATGCTGACGTGGTCGAAATCCTATACTCACTTGATCGGAACTTCCCGACAATTGGGGGTAGGAAATCGCTGCCGCATTGTTGCGCAGGCGGCTTCTGCTTTGGCAGCCGTTGTAACATTTTCTGGCGATGGATGTGTCATAAAAAATATCCAGATCAACAACGAAAAGGCTGCCGGAGCGGCTTCCGGTGTGGCAATCATCACCGGGCAGCGCTGCATCTTCGAAAACGTGTTCTTCATGGTTCCGACAGCCACGGACGCAAATTCTTACTCCTGCAAATTGTCCGGCGGAGAAAATGCGTTCATCCGCTGCACGTTCGGTCAGCATACCATTGTGCGCACCGCTGCGTCCTTCACCTTATGGGTTCACTTAGGGGATGGTGACAACCAGCGCAACAAGTTCCTGGGTTGCGACTTCCTGTCCTGGTCAAGCACGACCGATCACGTCCTGGTAAAAGTAGCAACTGATTTGACGACCGACACGTTCACGATGTGGTTTGAGGATTGTCTTTTCCACAACATCATTTCTGGTGCAGGCACGCTCACCGCTGCCATTGTGGACGGAGCCACCGACGCAGGCCACCGGATCGTGATGAAGGGTAAAGGTAATACCATGCTCGGCGTAACGGCTGTCGCCAATCCGTTGACTTACGTCTACACGGCGGAGGTTGGCGGAACTCAGAGCGGATTGCTCGCCACGGCAATCAACGAATCCTAAACCTAAATGAGAAGGGCGGGGTAATTCCCGCCCTCTCTGCAAGAGGTAAATATGTACTCTTTCAAAAAAAGGATGACGAGTATGAAAACGGGCAGGACGTATGCAATCGGTCAGATTGTGCCGGACGAATTGCTCACACCAAACGGAATATCTGAAATGCTCAGGGTTGGCGACATTGAGGAATTCAAAGTACAAGAAAAAACCCAGGAACCCGCTTATACCCCCGATGCTGAAATCCCGTTCGCTGAATCCGATCCGGAACCGGTAGAAGACGAACCCGTAAAAGTACGGCGCCCTCGCAAACACAAGGACGTGTAACCATGACTACTTTGGTTGATATAAGCGGAGCAACGATGCGCTTTGAGCAGGACGCAGGATCTGGCCCGTTGGCTGTGTCATATAGCGCTTCTGTACTTACAGCGATCGAAAGCGTTTTACTTACGCTGGCTTCAACCCCAACAGATGCCGAGGACTTCCGCATATTTCTTGATGATTCTGGCGGATCGACAAAAGACACCACGGCATTTGCGCTTGATTTAGCGAGCGGAAGCGTTCCATTCGGAGCATTCTACCCGGAAGGGTTGTATATCAAACCCGGTGACGCATTATCGTTGTCATTTACAAACTCAGGCTCCATCGCCTACGCTGCAACCACGATACTCAAGGAAATTACTACGTGACTTATTCGTTTGATGCTTCACTGGCTTCTGATGTAGATATCGTCCGCTTCAAGATCGGCGATAATCACGACGAAGGCCATTATTTGGAGAACGAGACGATCCAGTATTACATCACCAATGGATCGGTTGGATCGGCGGTCGTGAATTGCATTAAATACATCATCACCCAACTTTCTACCCCAAACTTCCGCCAGGATTGGAATTCTGTCACGTTCAACGAGGCACGGGCCGGATACGAAACGCTGTTGAAACAGATGCAGCAGGAATACGGGATTTACACAGCCACAGCCAGATCAACGATCAAACACGCGCACCGGGCGGATAGTTACGAATATAACACTGAGGTAAATTCTGATGGTTCGCATTACGATGATCCATCCGGAGGAGCGCCCTGATGTTGATGAACGGTCGTTTATCTGCGCAACTCCAACGCAACACAGCTAATCTGTTGTATTCCGACAAAGGATATCTTGTTATCGATATTCCTACCGGATTGTATGACGATTACAACCAGCCGATCACGACTGAGAGTGAAATCTATGTAGAATGCGCTTTCACGGACAAGCCTGCATCTGAGCAATGGAAGGCGTACGTCGATGTTGAGGAATTGGCGGCAGAAGTCCGTTTCAATGGCCCTGTTCCATCCAAGGGGGATCGGTTCAAACTATATGGCCGGTTTGGTGGAGATACCACTATCAATGAGACATATGAGATATTCGGCATTCGCAACCGGGACAAGTTCGGATATTCATGCGCCTTGAAGCTGGTGGTTGTATGAAAGTCAAAATGACCATCGACGATGCGCAGCTCAAGATTGCGCTCAAAAAGATCAACTTCGGAAAGCAGGATTTGTTAGATATTGAGGGCGCAGGGGCCTACGTCGTCGTCAATGGTGAACGAATGCGGGTCCCGGTGCAAACTTCGGCCACAAGAAATTCCATAAAGCCGCACATTATCGAAGCAGATGACAATCACGTCGTGGATGAGGTTGGGCCTGAAACAGATTACGCTCTCTATCTCGAGTATGGCACTGGCATCTACGCCGAAGGCGGAAAAGGACGTCAAACGCCATGGACTTATTACAGCGATAAACTGGGCCGGTTCGTTACGACCAGCGGTATGAAAGCACAACCATTCATTCGGCCGACCGCTGAGGAAGATAAAGACAAAGTGCAAGCCGCCGTGTCTGCCGCATTCGGCGCGATCGTGAGGGAACGATGGCCTCGGTAATAACCGCAATCATCAAGCACCTTATGAATAACCCGGACGTGAAAACAGCGTTCGGCAACCGGATCACTGCTGAAAAGGTACCGGATGGACAAGCGTATCCTTATGCCGTCTTGTGGATGGTGACAGCGCCGCGCAATTACACCCACCAGGGCGCAGCGGCAAGAATACCATTGGTGCAAATCGATGTATTTGACGACGACCAATTAGGAGCGGACGCAAATTCTTTGCTTATCGAAAACGCTTTATCTGGCTACCGGGGGATGCTCGGGAGTGAGATAAGCACCGGGTTTGTCTCTGTCAACCGGGGCCCGGATATGTGGGTTCCAGATGAACGCAATTATCGCAGGATTTTAGAGGTTACGGTGAGGACAAATGACTGACCTTGTGCTGATAAAGACACTCAAACCAATATCCAATGATCAAACCGGGGAAGTATATCCGGTTGACACATTGATCCGGGTTCCCACAGATAACGCCAGAAAAGTTATCAATGCTGGATACGCCGAAAAGATGGGAATACAGGATTTGGTCAACTGGCAAGGAAACAGGATCGATAAACTGCGCCGGGCAATTCATGGCTTTGACCCGGAGATAAAAGGAATGATCCAATGAAACAAAAGAAGATCGAACAAGTCGAAACAATTGAGCACGATTATTGGGATGATACCGATCTGCCAGGCGTGATAGATCCAGAATTGCCTATCATCGTCGATGCGGCCCAGGAACCGAAACAATATTATCATCCGGCAAAATGGAAAGGTATCGTCGATACCTACCAATGCGATTTCTGTGGTCATTGTGACCAATCTTTGGATGAAATGAAATTGCACGTATTGAAGCACGTTCCAGAAAGTGAACGTGAAGAACTATTCAACAAACTTATAAAGGAGCAAAAATGACTGCTACTGCAATCACCCCTCAGACAATCTTGGGGCCGTTTGCCTCAACAAATGGAGATGCCGGCGTACATGATTTTACCTGGGCAGACTCAACCGCCGCGGCTACAGATACCCTGTTATGCAACGGAAACGATGTTCTCATGGCTTACAACTCCGGCAGTGTGGCTGGGACCGTAACGATCACGAGCGTCGCCGACGAGAAAAACCGCCTGGACACCATCACGGCTTACTCGATGGCGGCCGGTGACTACGCAGTGTTCGGCGTCGGTCTGACCAACTCGAAAGGTTGGATGGACTCTGCAAAAAAGATCACTGTCACGACTTCCGCAGTCGAAGTCAAGGTCGCCGTCCTTCGCTTACCCGCCGGATACCCGTCGTAAAGGAGATATGATATGACATTCTGGCCTTATGGAACAAAATTTCAAAAAGGGGACGGTGCAACCCCGGAAGTGTTTGCCGATATTGCGAGCGTCTATGAAGTCATTCCTGGCGAAATGACCAGGGATGAAATTGATTTCACGAACCACGGAAGCGGCGCCTATGGATACCGTGAATTCATGGGCGGATTGCGGGATGCAGGATCGTACGAAATCAATGGAAACTGGGACCCGACGAACGCAACCCATAACGGGACGACCGGCGTTCTTGCCGCGTTTGAAAGCGACGACAATAGCAATTGGCGCTTGCAGCTGCCGGATACGCTCGGCAGATTTGATTTTGCAGGGTTTGTATCTTCTTACAAAGTTGAAACGCCACTTGAAGAACAGGGGAAGATAAGCGTAACCGTAAAAGTGTCTGGCCGACCAACGTTCACCGAATCCGTATAAGGAGCAACTATGCCACTCAATCGTGACGATATTTTGAAACTGGTAGACATCAACATCAAAGAAATCACCGTCCCAGATCATATTCCTGGCTGGGGCGGTCAATCCGTCTACATCAAACAACTCACCCGGGGGCAGCAGGATTTATACCTGAAACGCCAATACGGGGAAACCCGTCTGCGCCAGGACTCCAAAGCCAATAATCAGGAGATTTCAGCCGTCAACATTTACGGCCATGACGCCTGGCTGTGCAGCTTGGCTATCTGCGATGAGAACGGGAAACCTGAACTAACCGCCAAAGACATTGAAGCGCTGAACGGAAAGAACGGCGAGGCTATCGGATGGATTGCTTTGCAGATCGTTGAATTCTCGGGCATGCGCGAGGACGCGAGCGTTGCCAAAGGAACGCCAGAGGAAGTGCTTGCAGACGAACTAAAAAACTAATTTCCGACCCTGACCGGTTGTTCGAAATGCGGTTAGGGTTGGCTTTAGGAAAAACTCGTTCAGAAATTCGTGCGCTTCCTGCTCCGGAATACCACGACTGGGAACTGTTTTATGCCCTGGAGCCGTGGGGATGGGCAAACACAGAATTCCAGGTAGCGGAGATTATGGCTCTCATCTTGCGGGGCCAGGTTAGCAAAAAGAAGGACATCAAAAAACCGCAGGAATTGATGCGCGATCCGGTGAAAGAAATCATGAAGCAAACACAACAGATCGACTTACGCAAAAAGTTAGAGAATATGACGCCAGAAGAACGGCGTGATTACTGGCTTCCAATCGTCAAGCATGACATGGGAGTGAAATAAATTGTCCACAGCCGCAACGATAGCCGCAAAATTGATTTTGGACCAAACGGATTATGACAAAGGACTGGATCAGGCCAGCTCTAAGGCATCCTCTTTTTCGTCTAAACTTACATCCGTTGGCGCAAAAATGGCCATCACCGGCGGGGTCATGACGGCTGGGTTGACAACTCCGATCCTCGAAGGATTCCAACAAATCACAGACGCAGCGTCAGATTTAGGGGAATCAACAAATGCTATGAAAGTAGTCTTTGGAGATGCGTCTAAATTCATGGAGCAATTTGGAAAGGTGTCTGCCGAATCTGTCGGCATGTCAACGGCTGATTTCAACCAGATGGGCGCAAAGACCGGAGCAATGCTGACGAATTTCGGACTCAATCAAGAAGAGGCTGCAAAAGAAACAGTAAATTTATCGAAACGAGCAGCGGATATGGCCTCTATTTTCAACACAGACGTAGCAAGCGCTATGGCCGCTGTTCAATCTGGTCTGCGCGGAGAGACAGAACCGCTACGCGCTTATGGCGTTTCACTTGATGCGGCTGCGGTGAAAGCAAAAATTATGGCGATGGGATTGGATACATCAACGCCGGAACTTGAAAAGCAAGCAAAAACAACTGCCGCTCTGGCATTGTTTTACGAACAGACCAGTAAATTTGCAGGTGATTTCGTAAATACATCCGATCAATTAGCAAACGCGTCCCGTATAAACACGGCTGAATTTGCAAACCTATCTGCATCTTTAGGGACTCAATTATTGCCTTATATGCTTGAGGCGATGAAGTTTATCAGTAAAATTATTGATGGTTTCAAAAATCTCACGCCTGAACAGCAGAAATGGGTCGTTGGAATTGGCCTACTTGTGGCCGCTATCGGGCCAGTTCTTGTTATTTTAGGGACACTCGCAACCGCTATTGGAGCGATCATCCCCATCATAACAGCAGTCGCCGGGGTTATCACATTTCCACTGATTGCAATTATTTTAGCCGTTATCGCTGTGGTTGCTCTATTCGCGGCAGCCTGGGCGAATAATTGGGGCGGAATAAGAGATAAAATGACGCCAATTATAAATTGGTTGATTGGTAATTTCCAAACTTTCCTCGGCGTTCTGGGAAAAATTTGGTCATTTATAACTACCTATATCGCTCCGGTTATCAAAGCATTGGCAGAAGTTGAACTAGCAATTTTGGGAAAAGCGTTCGACGTTATCCGGGCTGTATTTGAGAAATATATCTTGCCATATTTTGAAACATTATGGAAAACCATTGTTATCGTCATGGATAAAATGAAACCTCTCACGGACTGGCTGAATAATAATCTTGCTCCGGCGTTTTCAGGGATTGGTGAAAAAATCCTTGCGGCAGTTGATGGGCTGAGCAAGTTGGCAGATTGGATAAACAATACGAAACTACCAGATTGGTTGACCGGTGGAACGTCGTTGACAATAACAGGTACAGGTAGCGAATCATCTACTTCCATCCGTGGTGCAAACATGGACTCCGGAGGATCTTTCATCGTCCCGTCCGGCTTCCCAAACGACACATTTCCGGTAAACGTCACTTCCGGCGAAAAGGTGACGGTAGACAAAAACGGCGGTAACAGCGCCCCGTTCGATTATGATAAAATGGCATTATCTTTCAGGGATGTTCTACTCCAGGTGCAAAAATGACGTGTACAGCAGTCGAACGCCCATCAAGTTATAAACTCTACGCCTACGTATCGGCCGCATGGACGGATATCACGACTGACGCTGTAACAGATAACATCTCCGCTAATTGGGGCATGAAAGGTTACGGCGAGAATGACCGCCTGGCCGGAACAGGTCAAATGACGGTCACGCTCAACAACACAGCGGATAAGTACATCCCTGGCATTGTTGGCGCGTTGGCCGGCTGGACAATCGGTGTACCGATAAAACAGACGATAACATACGACGGAAAAGAATACCCTCGTTTTTACGGATATGTCTCTAAACTCGATCCCATCGCAGGCGC